GTGCTTACCATAAGAACAGCACCAAGATCTTCTAACCTACCAAGATGATTCCTCCCAGCATTCCAAGCTGGGAGAATCTTCTTAAAATACAGAGATTTGGATTGGGGAATTCCCAGTTGCTAGAACTTCGATGTTCGCTTCTCTGCTAAATAAACCAAATAAAAAACTACATTATGGGTAAGACAGGCAAAATCTCCACTATTAAAAAGGAGTATAATAATTCTCAACTGCAAACAATGCAAGGTGGTCTTTCAACAAAAGGCTTAACAAGGATTCCTGGTACAGGCGTATTTAAGTATCCTTATAAGGAACTTGATGGTCAATACAGAACAGGACTAGATCCTAATGCTTCATATATCAGAAGGATTGGTGATCAACTTGAGAAAGAAATGGAAATTGAACGTGTTACAGCTTTGAAAGCTAAACTTGAATCTGCAATAGGTGATGTTGATCTTGGACCTCGTTCATCTTTTTGGAACTATGGACTATCTACTTCTACAGATGATACAATGCATGTGCAGTCAGTTAAATTATTAGATGGAGATAACTACTTTGATCTTTCTATTCCTTTTCAAGAGTTAGCATTTTCTTGGTTGAGAGTTCATCCAACAATTGCTTCTAGTTATCAAGCTTGGGAAAGAGGTGAATTCTCTGCAGAAACTCAGTTCTATGTAGCTGATGATGAAATTGAAAATGCAGTGATATTCAAGAAGAAACAACTTATTAATAAAGCTATTGTTAAGTTTGATTCTATGACTCCAGAGAAAAAGAGAAAAGTTGCTAGATTGTTAGGACTTCCTGTATCAGAAGATACAAAAGAAGAATCTGTTTACAATCAAGTAGATAATATGCTTAAACAAACAGAATTCAAAAATGGCAAATTTCAAGGATTAAATCCAGTTGAAGTGTTTAACAGATTTGCAGATATGAAAGAAAACTTACTCCATATAAAAGATCTTGTCAAGCAAGCTATCACACACTCAGTATATCGTTTGAAACCAAATGGTAAAATCTATGAAGGTGAATTTGAAGTTGCTAAAGACGAAGATGATTTAGTGAGGTTCTTAGCTGATGATGATAATCAGGATGAACTAATTACACTTGAACAAAAATTAAAAACTAAGAAACTCGCTTCTATATGATACCAGTAGATAGTTTATTATATAAAATTGACCAAAGACTAAATAAACTATCTACTAATGATCATCAACAGATTCAATTAGAAGATAAGATTTTAGCTCTAAATGAAGCTCAAATTAAGCTGATAAAGCAAAAGGTTGATGGTCAAAGTACAAACTCTGGGATGGGACTTGATTCTTTTAAAAAGAGATACGAAGATCTTCAGAGTCTTGTAGTACCTTATAATAATGGTAAGTTAAAATTAAGAATAAAGAATGCAGAAATAAATCAATGGGCTGCTAATATTCACTTACTCTCTCCTAAATATATGTTCTATGTGGATTCATATATATTAGCTGATAAAGGAAGATGTAAGAATAGAAAGATTTGGATTAACAGAGATATGGCTAAGCATAGTGATCTTCAGTTTATACTAAACAATGATCATTATAAACCAAGCTTTGAATATCAAGAAACATTCAACTTCTTATCTTCAGATGAAATATCTGTTTTCACAGATGGTACATTTACACCAACTAACATATATGTAAGTTACATGAGATACCCTCAGTATATCAATAAAGATGGGTATATAATGTTAGATGGTCAACCCTCATTTGATCAAGACTGCGAACTTGAGACATATCTAGAGGATGAACTTCTAGACCTAACAGTTCAAAACTTAGCAATGTATACAGAGAATCAATCTGCTGTACAAAGTTCACAAATGAGAATACAAACAAACGAATAGATTTTTAACAATTAAATATAAACAAAATGGCTGATTTTTCATTAACTACCCTCTTCGTAGTACCAGTAGGACAAACAACGTTTCCTAGCTCTGGATCTACGCAGAATTTAACTCCTGGTCAAGTTGGTGTGTTTGATAACACATATACAGCTTTGACTTCAGGCACTATCGCTGCTGCTCCTTATTTCTACATTGCACAAGGTAGAACAAACACTTATCTTCAAGGATCTAAAAGATCTGATAAGATATCAGGTGGATCTGTAGTTCTTACAGGAAATGCACAAACAATTAGACCTGCTGGTTCTAATGTAACAGAATGGTACAAAGTAAATGGTTGTCCTACTGCTGCTACTCAGGTAACTGATGTAGATGGTTGGAATGTAAAATGTGGTGATATTGTAACTTTAACGTTACGTGCACACTCTTCTTACATTGACACATTGTACTTTAATGGTTTCACACGTTCAGTAACTGTACAAGCTCCTTGTTGTGACTGTGGTGGTAATCCATGTGATACTGTTGATGTTCCTGCTTTAATTGATCAATTCATCTTGAAATTGACTCAACAAGCTCCTGGTATCAACCCAGACAACATTAGCTTTAACAGCTTCTATCAATTCCAAAGAATTGGTAATGATGCTTCTGCAATTTTACGTATCTCTGGTAAACCATTAACTAAGTATGGTCAACCTTGTGATGTTGCTGCATTCCCTTACGAATATGACAGAATGTACTTCCGTACTTTTGTTTATTCTGGTCCTGCTACAACTGCTGATTTCATTGTTGCTGACAATTGTAACATTGTTGCTGATGCTGTTATCACTCAACGTGCTTCTTATCCTGATGGAACATCTGATGAGATTAAGCAATTAGAGAAAAACTTCTACAGCTACCAAGCTGGTTACTTGAAGCATCTTTACAGAATGGTTGGTTACAACGAAAACTTTGAATCTTGGGTAAGTGATGGTACAACTTATGATACCTATTACATCAAATTCAATGAGTATGATAAAGCTGCTTATCAATGGGGTGATTACATTATGGAAGATTCAATGGTGATCATTGCTGTTCCTGTAGGTACTGCATCAACTAACTTGAGTTCTTTATTGACTCCTGCTTTAGGAACTGCTACTGGAGATAACACTTGTATCACTACAACTAGTACTACAACTACTGTATGGCCTAGCACTTCAACAACAACCACTTTGATTCCTTAATAAAAAGAAAAAGAAATCATATAACCTATGCCAGAGGTGAGAGGATCAAACTCAATCCTCTGGCATAATTATTTTAAGCAATATGGCAAATTTAAATTTGAATATTTTAGTAATACCTACATACAATACATTAACTTTAGGTATTGCTGATGCATCAACATATCCTGTTGCTCCTCCTATTGACAATCCTACAATTGAAATAGTTGTACCAGGATTTGATACAGTTGTTCTTCCATTTGTTCCTGAAACTCTCAATATATTTAATTCTACAGATCTTGGACTAACTTCTCCAGGAGATGATTTACTTCCTCTTCCTGATGGTATATATTACATTAAGTATTCAATCACTCCTGCATTTGAGAACTTTGTAGATAAATCAATTATACGTACAGAACAATTACAAGAAAGATTTGATAATGCATTTATGACTCTTGATATGATGGAGTGTGATCTTGCTATTAAAACGCAACAAATTGTCAATCTAACAAGTATAAACTTCTTCATACAGGGAGCAATTGCTGCTGCAAATAACTGTGCTACAGATAGATCTAATAAACTATATGCACAAGCAAGTAGAATGTTGAATAATTTTATGAGAAATGGATGTCAATGTTCTGGTAATAATTATGTAACCAACTTTTATTAATATGGCAAAGTGTTCAAAATGTGGAGCTAATGTAGGATGCGGATGTCAACTAGTTAATGGTATGTGTGCCTACTGTAACTCACAAACTAAAAAATTAAAAAATGTTATCACCCAGACTTTCAGGCTGTTTAAAATGTGCTAATATAACAGATCTACTTGCAGACATTGATTGTAAGCTTGATCAGTTATCTATTAGTCTTTATAATAATGTTGTATTCTCTTTAAATAATTCTGTTAATGCTACAGCAATAAGTAGTCTACTTAATTATAAAAGAATATTAACATACAAGCTTGCTAATGATCAATATGCATGTAGATTTACTGTAAATCAAATTGCTAGTAAAATTAAATTATTAACAGTCGGAGCTACTAACTGTTGCTCTAAAAAAAATAAATAAATATGTCTTGTTCAAATTGTTTTAATAATTGCACTGAGATAGTATCTGATAGGTGCGTTAGATATACAGGAATAGATGTTCCTGTATTAGGTATTAAAAATGGAGATTCTCTATCATATGTAGAGCAAGCTCTTATTGAATTCTTAACTTCTACATTAGATGGTACTGGAATTAAACCAGATATAGATCCTACTATTATATGTAGTCTTGTACAACAATATCTTCCAACATGTGGAGATCTTACAGTGACAGATCTTTTAACAGCTTTAATAAAAGCTGCTTGTGAACTTCAACAAGAAATAGATATAATAGGAGGACTCATTGCTGATTTAGAAGCTCCTTACATAACAGGATGTCTTACTGTGGCTCCTGGAAACTCTGTAACACATAGAGTGTTACAAGCTGTTATTACAAAACTTTGTACAGTTGAAGCAGATCTTACAGCTCTTACACTTGACGTAGTTACAAACTATGTAGCAATAGCTGACATTAACACTTACATTGCTGCTTATTTAGCATCATTGAATCCTGGAGGAAGTGCTCCTTATAAAGATAGAATGGTTCCTAACACAGTAGTTGAATACTATGGAGATCTTGGTAATTTTGATAACACAG